GTTCATAGGTTTCCTATAAAGGGCGGAATAACAAAACGGGAAATGACGCGGCGTATGTTGATGGATTCAATGTATGAGGCCAGAAATACAATGTTGATAGATTTGTTTAGTAAAACGGAGCCACCAAAATGAGACAATGGATAGTCCGCCATGAGCGGGACGGCGACAACATATCTGCGCTGTGGGAGAACGACAACGGCGACCGCTGGTATGTGCAGATCGTGATTAACGGGGAGGTGCAGTGGTGATGGATATTGTAGAACGCTTAGGATCATTGCGCTTAAGCAATGAAGATTATGAAGTTGTTGTTGATGCAATAGATGAGATTGAGCGGTTACGCAGCAATATGTACCAAGCAATGCATCATGCTGCTGAAATTTGGAAAGAGAATGGGCAAGAATTAGACGACCAACTTGGCGTTGTTGCTTTAATATTAGCCAATGGATTAGGAATTATCTCTGACGCTGCACTGAAGGAGGGTGAGTGATGGCAATAACAGTAAATACAAAAACCCCAATTGCTATAACAGTAAATTCTGTTGGCAGCGGTAATTCTCCCTACGCCAAAGAGCATAACCCACATCGCGGTGGCGGCGGTGGGCATTTTGCTCCCGCATCAACGGGCAAATTTGTTTCCAATGAAGAGCGTTTAGAAAAAGAGAAAAAACGGCTGCTGGAAGTAATATTAATAGCAGCCGCAATATTGAGCGAACGAGGCTTATCTGTTTATGAGAAAAATGAAATGGCATATGAGCATCTAAGTGCCGCACTGAAGGAGGGTGAGTGATGGATATTTTTAAGCAAGCGTGTATCATCAAGAACGAAACCAATGAAACGATCATTATTAGCACAATGATTGAAGAGGCTATTTCGCCAACAGAGTCTGTTTTATTTCCGAATGAAGAAATTGTTGTATTTGAAAGCCCATTTGGAAAACCTGTAGTGATTTTAATCAAACTGAAGGAGGGTGAATGATTAAAATAGACAAGCAGTATTTAACTCGTGATGGACGTAAAGTGCGGATTTATGCGACGGATGGAGCATTTCCAACCCCAATTCATGGAGCAGTTTTAAGTGTTTATGATCAAGCGTGGTTTCCTATGAAATGGTATGAAGATGGAAGATATAGACTTAATCCATTGGCAGTAAGTTTGTCTGATCTTGTTGAATTAAAGCCTTTTTCCGCACTGAAGGAGGGTGAGTGATGGATATTGCTGAAAAGATGGCTGCTGATATTGCATTGGCGATGGATGGCGGAGAATGGAAAGATGGAAAATGGTATAGCAAATTCCACCGCGATGCGTGGATCAAGGCTGTCAAACCATATGCCGATGAGATTGAACGGTTGCGTGACGAAGTGCATTTTGACGTTCATACAATCAATGCACTGTCTGAAAATAATGATTTGTTGGAAGCGGAAAACAAACGGTTGCGGGAAGCGTTGAGAGAAATACTGACACATGAAACAGATTATGAACCTTATGATTGTATTGAGATTGCCCGTGCCGCACTGAAGGAGGGTGAGTGATGGACATCGTAGAACAATTACGCAAAAGCGCAAATACTGTTTACTCCCAAGATGGCTATACGTTTCGCCTTGGATTGCAGAACGAAGCCGCCAATGAGATTGAACAATTGCGGGATGCTTTGCGATGGGCTTTGCCTTATGTAAAAAACGATGAAAGAGTTAAGGCTATTGTTCTCGCCGCACTGAAGGAGGGTAAGTGATGAAAACTGATTATGAAAAATTACAAATGCGGATTAAGTTTATAAAAGACGACATTCGCAAAATTTGCAGTTCTGCTCACTGGACAAGCGAACGGTTAAAAGCTGCGGATGGTAACGTGCCACAGTATTTCATAAACCAACACGGAATCACAGCAGAAGCGATTAATGAAGCGTATTTTGTTGGGCGACAGGCAGGGCGGTTGGATATGGCAAAAGATATTATGGGTGTGATTGGTGAGGGTGAGTGATGGATCATGACGTATGGATGCGAATATTGGATTTCATTGACTATCATGCCTGTGCGCTTTGGTGGATGGTTGTGCTGTCAGTGGGCAGCATAGGCCGCGTAACGATTAACAGGGGTGTGTGATGGATATTGTAGAACGTTTACGGAAACGTGCTGCCACTTGGGTATCTGTTGGTTGGGGCAACAATGACATTTTTGATGAAGCCGCCAATACGATTGAACGGTTACGCGGAGTATTGCAGCAGATCGCAGACATTGAGCATGAAGACATACCTACGCCCCAAACATCTAACGAAGGCGTGACATGGACTGTTCTGGCAATGGCAGTTGGTCTTGCTGAAAAAGCACTGAAGGAGGGTGAGTGATGGATGATAGATTTATAAAACTCGCACTTGATTCTGGATTACTGAACTACGTAGACCATGAAACGCCCAGACACTATTTCATTAATGGCCATGCTAATTTAGAAGATGTTGCAAAGTTCGCCAAGTTGGTCATTTTGGAAACCCGTCAAGAGGCCGCTGACGAGATTGAACGGCTGCGGGAAGAGCATGAAACTGTTTCAAGAATTGTTGATGGCATGACGTTGCAATTTGTTGAACGAGGAAAAGAAATTGAACGGTTGCGGGAAGTAAGGGATATGCTGCAAGCCATAAATGAAGCAAAAGATAAAGAAATAGCAATATTACGGGCTGAAAAACATTTGACTGAATTGAAGGAGGGTAAGTGATGGGTAAGATTCAAGATTGGTATGATTCGTGGCTTTTGGAACAAGCTAAAGAAGCCGTCGCAAGCGGAAGCTTTAAACCAAAGCCGCCGCGTTATGTATTTCCCAATGAAATAGTTGAGGGATTACGCAAGCAAGCTGAAGATTGTGAAAACAACGAACGCGACCCCAAGACGGGCATCTCAACGTATCCTAAAGAGACTACGTTAGAGTGGGCAGCGGCAGATTTGCTGGACGAACGGTTTGCAGAAATACGGCATTATGAAAACTTGCGAGACAAGTTTGTGGAACTTTGGATGGACATGCGAGATTTATTAGGCGGGGACAATGACGAAACGCTGGCCTGATTACTGGGATTTGTGTCTACAATGTAGATACGCTGGACTTGATAACGTGGCGGACTTTATCCATGAGATGATGGATGATACCCGGCAAATGCATGAAGCTTTGTCTAAGATATCCCATGCACAATATAATGCGGATAGCAAGGATATAGCTAACGCGGCTATAGAAAAATCTAAAAAGTTTGAAACAAAAGTTAAATTAAAGGCGGTAAAATGAATCAGGAAACGGTGTGCTTAGAAGCTATTTTTACACTTAACGCGCTTGTTGAAGAATATCTTAACGAGTTTAACATGCGGCCCAAACCCAAAGATGCGGGGATTTATCAAACAAAAGCTGAAAAGGCAGGTGAGGCTTTGCTTAATGCCTCGTCAGCGGATGAATTAACCAATACAACCGTGACAACCGCTATCAGACGTACGGCTGGGGTTATGCGGGACATTGAGCAAGATTTGATCAGCCATGACTTGAGTAAATATATAGAACGTCGGAAAAGGGTCGAGCAGCTTGGGTCAATTATGCACATTAGCCGTGCCTACCCAGAAAGTGCAGTTAAACGGCTAAAATTGCTTAAGCCTGAAAAAGTCTCTATTAAGGCCGCATGACATATGACTTAAACAATTTGACTGAAGGCCAGCGGCGGGAATTATATCGTCAAGCCAAAGCCTTGAACTATGAAGAAAGTTTATACGCTTTTACAGAAAGGGCGTGGCGTGAGATTGACTCCGCGCCCTTTGCTGAAGGCGGATTTGCACTACAAGCAATATGTGAGCATCTACAGGCGTGTGCGGACGGTTATATTAGGAATTTAATCATAAACGTGCCGCCTAGATTCTCAAAATCCACCATTACTGGGACTATGTTCCCAGCTTGGGTATGGACGCAAAGCAATCATACGCCTACGTCGGGGCCGGGCATGCAATTTTTGCACTCGTCTTACGCTATGGGTTTGTCAATTCAAGATTCGGTAAAGTGCCGCCGACTCATTGAAAGCAAGTGGTATCAGACGCTTTGGGGTGACAGATTTAAGCTTGTTGGCGACCAAAACACCAAAACACGCTTCCAAAATGATAAAAACGGTATACGAAACACGGTGTCGGTTGGATCAGCCACGACAGGTTTGGGCGGTAATTATTTGATTGCCGACGATCCAAACAACGCGCAGGAAGCTAATTCGGAAGCTATTGTGGCTTCTACGATTGAGTGGTGGGACATGGCTTGGTCTACCCGCCTTAACGATCCTAAAAAGGGTGTTAAGATTGTTATCCAACAAAGGCTTTCCGAAAACGATATTACGGGGCATATTCTTTCCAAGGACATTGGCGAGTGGACCCATCTGTGCTTGCCAATGAGGTTTGAAGCAGCACGGAGAACCTATAATGTACTTGTCCCCGCAGAATTTAATGACGGCGAACCAGTTGTCTGGACTGACGAAAGGACTGAAGAGGGTCAACTCTTATGGCCTGAACGATTTGGAGATACCGAAGTTACCCTTTTGGAGAAGACACTTGGGCCTTATGCGGCAGCCGGACAGCTACAACAAAGACCAGAACCAGCGGGTGGTGGTATTATTAAACGCGAATGGTGGGGCGAGTGGACTAAGGAAAAGTTTCCACACAATTTAGAAATTGTTATTGCGTCGGTCGATACAGCATTTGGCGCAAAAGAATTTGAGGGTGATTTTTCAGCCTGTACTGTTTGGGGCGTTTACCGTGACGCTGGCCCAGCATCCGGCGTAATCGGCGCAGACATGACTGGAAGTTGGCAACGCATTTCTGCTGAAGACCGCGAGGCAGATGTTCCTAAAGCAATTCTTATGCATGCTTGGCAGGGCCGCATGGAATTGCACGAACTGGTTAATAAGATTGGCGAATCAGCCCGTGAATGGAAAATTGACTACCTTTTGATTGAAAACAAAGCTTCGGGCATCAGTGTTAGCCAAGAATTGCGCCGTTTGTTTGGTTATGAGAATTACGGTGTACGATTAATCGATCCTAAAGGGTTGGATAAAGTGGCCCGTACTTATGCTATTCAGCACTTATTTTCAGAAGGTATGGTCGTGGCACCTACCGACCCCGGCGGGGAGGTATTTAAGATATGGGCGGAAATGGTCGTGGCGCAGTGTGCGACCTTTCCAAAAGGAAAACATGACGACTTACATGATACTGTAACACAAGCATTGAATTGGTTACGCGGCACCGGAATGTTGCAGCGCGGTGCTGAACGGACTGCGGAATTGGCTGCAAACAATACTTGGCGTGGCGCAAGCGAGAACCAGCCACTTTACCCTGTCTAGGAGAACGCAATGGCTAAGTATACATGGCAGATTACGCTTAATAAGTACGATAACGCTGGTGTAGACCATCTTTATGTCAAGGCAGACTCGTGCGACATATACGATAACGCGATAAAATTTCACGTTTCACCGTCTAAAACAGAAGATGATCCGTATCCAGAGCAATATTTGGTTGCTTATTTGCCGTCAGATCGTGTGTTTGAAATTGAATTATTGGACAGCGAGACTGGCGAACCAATTGGTTTTTTGCCAACGGAACCCGCGTAAATGGCCGACAACCCGCACTTTATGACGCCGGAGGAAATGTCCAAAGTGATTTGTCCCTTTGGTCGGGGAAACGGAATGCCCGGCAAGGAGATAGTCGTTGAAGGTCAAATACTTGGCAAGCCATGCATCGGGGATTATTGCGCCGCATGGCGGTGGGCTTCGTGGGAAGACCCAGAAACCAACGAATGGGAATATAGTGAAGAATATGGTTGTTGCGGAATGGTAGGTCCATGAACGAAGAAAAGAAATTGCCTGAAATAGTAACAGTCGTCGCCAAGGATAATGGCGACGGCTACATTCGCGTGTCGTTAGTTATTGACACTAAGTTTCATCAATTTCGCATGAAACGGAACATCGCGGTCAACCTAATCAAGGCTTTGGCGGAGTCGCTTGACGATAAGTTGCATGCCGTGTAAATGGAAAGCCGTATTCGCACTGGGAATTTTCGGTATGTTCGCTATCACATGATTGACCACATGCATCGACTTGGCTGGATGATTGTGGCTCACTTAGGCGCAACACACGGAAATTGGTCGGTGCTAATGTGGCGATGCGATTGTGAGGACGGCCATGATGACATGGAACCATCGGGTAGTTAAGTACGAAACCCGTAATTTGTTTGGCGATCCAGACGTAGGATACGCCATTCATGAAGTTTTTTACGATAATAACGGCAATGTGCAGGGCATGACGGCCAATGCAGTAAGCCCTTGGGGAGATACCAAGGACGAGTTGCGGCTGGAACTTTTGCGCATGATTGAGGCTTTGGAAAAGCCAGACCTTGATTATGATGATAAGGATGAAGCTGATCCATTTGCGAATAAAGCATAATTGCCTTATAGTGTGCCGGATATTCCAACAGGATACAGCACATGGCTTTGACGCCCGGATTAGTTCCCAACATTCGGCTTGACCAAGATCAGCAAGATTTGCCGCTTGGTGAGGGCCAAGACACCATTGTCGTTATGGACTCAGACCCAGATGCTGATCAGCCAGAAATGGACGTTGATGGCAATGTTCTCCGTATTGACCACGGGGACGGTTCTATTAGCGTTTCCCTTGATGGGCGTCCTATTGAGTCTAGTAAAAAGAAAAAAAGCGAAGGTTGGTATGCTAACTTGGCTGAAGACATACCTGAAAATACGCTTTCTGAGATTGCTCATCAGCTTATTAAGGGTATTGAGGAAGATATCGACAGCCGCAAAGAGTGGATTGAAGACCGCGCACAGGGTCTACGACTACTGGGCCTTAAAATTGAAATTCCGGGTCAACAAGGCACAGCCGATGGCGCACCTGTTGAAGGAATGTCCCGTATCCGCCACCCGCTCTTGCTGGAATCCGTATTGCGTTTTCAGGCGAATGCGCGGTCAGAACTTCTGCCCACTGACGGACCAGTCAAGGTACGGGTAGACAGCAACTCAGGCTCACCTGAACTTGATTTGCAAGCAGAATATTTGGAAAAAGACTTCAATCATTATTTGACGGCAACGGCTAAAGAGTACTATCCTGACACGGATAAGATGCTTTTTATGCTAGGGTTTGGCGGTTCGGCCTTTAAAAAGGTCTATTACTGCCCCCTACGCAATCGTCCTGTGTCCGAAACGGTGGATGCGGACGATTTAATCGTCAACAATGAAGCCACGGACCTTTCAAATGCTCGGCGTATTACCCATCGAATCTCTATGCGTCCTTCGGTTGTCAAACGGATGCAGATTATTGGTGCCTACCGTGACGTCGATTTGGGACAAGCCAAGCAGAAGGAACTTGACGCCGTTCAAAGGGAGAAAAATGCGATCCAAGGAACCCAAGATGACATCCATCTTGCTGAAGATCGGGACCGCGAAATATATGAGTGCTACTGCGAATTAAACATTCAAGGTTATGAGCATGAGATTGACGGCGAGGCATCCGGTTTAGAAGTTCCGTACCGTGTGACGATTGACGTATCGTCCAAGCAAGTCCTTAATATTGTTAGAAATTATGACGAAGAAGATCAGGAATTACCTGAAGCGCGTACGCATTTTGTTAAGTACGACTTTGTGCCGGGCCTTAAATTCTATGGCATGGGCCTATTACAGATTTTGGGCAATACTACAAATGCTTTAACGGCTGTTTGGCGTGAGTTGCTTGATGCGGGTATGTACGCCAACTTCCCCGGTTTCTTGTACGCCAAGACATCTGGCCGTCAGAACAGCAATATCTTCCGTGTTCCTCCAGGTGGCGGCGCACAAATTGACACGGCTGGTATGGCTATCCAACAAGCAGTCATGCCGTTGCCTTATAAGGAGCCATCTGGCGCATTAGCCAGCTTCGCTCAGACAATTAGTGAATACGGCCAGCGGGTTGGTGGCACTTCTGAGTTGCAAGTGGGTGAAGGTAAGTCCGATGCACCTGTCGGAACCACGTTGGCAATTATTGAACAAGCGCAAAAGGTTCTTAACTCAGTTCACAAGCGCCTACACGCGGCACAGGCTGACGAATTTCAGTTGTTGGCTCAATGCTTTAGGGAGCATCCCAACTCTTTCTGGCAAAGAAACAAGCGCCCAGCAGGGCAATGGGATGAGCAAACATTCCTATCTGCATTGGATAATTATGAATTAGTTCCTCAA